TGCAACAGCACCGACTTGCCCTGCTGCCGTGCAGTCGAAACCAACGACTCACGAACCAAGAGCTGCCCGCGATCGTCCAGGCTGAACATGTCGTCGGCTACCCGTTGCTGCCATGGCATCAAAGACTTGCCAAGGATGCGCTCAGACCATCGGCCCACCTCGAGGCCGAGACTCCCGACTGATCCAGTGACCGGCGTGACGATGCGAGCAGCTCTTGTTTCGTGAGTCGTTGGTGTCGACTGCACGGCAGCAGGGAAAGTCGGTGCTGTTGCAGGCGATCGCCGGATGGTGGGTGACTTCGGAGGCGGTCAGGCGCGGCGACGCCCAGACGGTGCTGCTGATGGCGAACAAACTGGAACGCACCCGGCCGATGTTCCTGCAGTTGGGGCGCGTGCTGGAGGCCCAGTTCGGGGCGACCTCGAGGATCGGCAACAACTCCCCAGCGATCACCCTGCCTGATGGTTCCCAGATCGTGATGGCTGCCGCCCGGGACAACTTCCACGGCGCCAGCATTGACTGCGCCCTGGTGGACGAAGTCTGGGACATCTCGGCAAGTGTCCTGTTCGATGCGCTCCGCCCTTCGATGATTGCACGCAAGTCGCCGCTGATGGCAATGTTCTCCACGGCTGGTGATGCGGACTCGACGGCCATGCTGAGCATTCGTGAGAAGGCGCTAGTGTCGATTGATGAGGGCAGGCAGGGTCGTCTGTACTTCGCTGAGTGGTCACCGCCGCCGGGCACTGACCCGGACGACCGGCGGTGGTGGCCATGGGCGAACCCTGCACTGGGCACCACGATTGACTGGGAAGCCCTCGAGGCTGCGTGTGAGGGCGTCGACCGGGCGTCGTTCCTGCGTGCCCACCTGAACCTGTGGATCACCTCGGCCGCCAGTTGGCTGCCCATCGGTGTCTGGGAACGGCAGCAGACCGACGACCCGATGCCCGCCGGTGGGGTGCTGTCGGTCGACTCCAGTGTCGACGACGCCCGCTTTGTCGGTGTGCGCGCCGCAGCATCCGGTGATGGTGTCCAGGTGACCGTCGAGTTCATTGTCGACACGGAGGCCCAGATGTGGGAACAGGTCGACCGGGTGATGGCCGACAAGGACGTAACCCTGTTGATCACGCCGGGCCTCGAGCTCCACGTACCGCTGCCGCTGAAGCGCCGCACTGAGATCACCGGCTACCGGGAAATCTTGAAGTACACGCCGGTCGTCCGGTCGATGATTACGGAGGGCCGGGTGTGGCATTCCGGGTCTACGTCACTGGCCGAACACATCACCCGCGCCGTGGCGGTCAAGTCCCAGAACTCGATCGCCCTGTCATCCCAGCGCAGCCCCGGCCCGATCGAACTCGCTAGGTGTCTCGTGTGGGCCGCTGCAGTGGCGTCTAAGCCCCGCCAGATGTCTCGGGCTACCTTTGCGTCATCCTCCACCCGAACCGCCTGAAAGGTCTAACCTGTCGTCATGGGTATTTTCCGAAATCGCACTGCGCCCGCCATCGGGTCCGCGCGTGTCCCGGTGCGCGCCGCAGCTGCCGGTGCTCAGCAGTTCGGCGCGCTCTACAACTTCTCAGTCGGGGCAGATGTGGAGCGCGCCATCACCGTCCCCACCATCAGTCGTGCCCTCAACCTGCTCATCTCAACCATCGGCGGCCTCGACCTGTGCACCTACACGATGACATGGGACCCGGTAGAAGGCGAATACGTCGACACTGAGGTGCAGGGTGAGTCGTGGATGACCCGCCCGGACCCGAACAACACTCGCCAGTTCATCATGGGATCAACCGTCGGTGACCTGTTCATGCACGGCCGGGCGTTCTGGCACATCTCCTCGAGGTACTCCAACGGGTTCCCGGCGTCGTTCCAATGGCTGCCGTTCGCCACGATGGGAATGCTGGACGAGACGGGCCCGTTCTGGTACGGCCAGTCGAAGCAGATGACGTTCGCCGGTCAGCCGTTGGTGACTGAGGACATCGTGCAGTTCATCAGCCCCACCCCCGGCGTCTTGTTCTCCGGTAGCCGCGCCATCGACATTGCTCTGTCTTTGGATCAGTCAGCGCGACGCTTCGCACGCAACGATGGCGTGGCTACCGGCTACCTGCAGCAGACCGGCGGTGAGCCGATGACCGGCGACGAACTGGGCGAACTCGCCGCCGCATGGGTCGCCAACCGGGCCGACACCAACAGCGTGGGCGCCTTGAATGAGTTCGTGAAGTACGTCCCCCTGGACAGTGACCCGTCGAAGTTGCAGATCACTGAGGGCCGCGAATACAGCGCCCTCGACCTCAGCCGGGTGGCAAACATCCCGGCCTACCTGCTCGGCATCTCCACGGGCGGCATGACTTACCAGAACGCTGAGCAGTCGGTGCGTGACCTGTACCTGTTCGGCGCCCGCCCGATCATGCACACCATCGAAGAAACCCTCAGCCTTGACACGGTGATTGCACGCGGCCGGCACGTTCGCTTCGACACCGACGACATGTTCGAACAGGAACGCCTCCTCGAGGTGCCTGACCGTCCCGAAATGGAGGAGTCCCCCACATGATTCGTATGACCGCGCAGCTCGTAACTGTCGACGCTGCATCCGACCCGACCGCCGACCGCAGCATCACCGGCCTTGCCGTACCGTGGAACGTCACCGCTCAGGCCTCGAGCGGGCCGGTGAAGTTCCTGCCCGGCAGCCTGCCGGAGGACGGACCCAGCCCGAAGTTGATTGCACATCACGACCCGGAGCAGGTGCACGGCATCGTCACCGAACGAGTCTCCACCGACGCCGGAATGATGTTCACCGCGAAGATCGCCCGCACCCGCGCCGCCGACGACGTAGTCGAGCTGCTGAAGATGGGCGCAATCGACGCCGTGTCCGTTGGCGCTGAGCCGACCGACTGGGAAATGGTTGACGGCACCATGGTTGTGAAGGCGGCGAACTGGCTGGAGTTGTCGCTTGTCACCATTCCGGCATTCAATGATGCAAGAATCGCCACTGTGGCCGCGCAGGCCGCTGACGAAATCCCCGACACCGAACCCGAAACCATCCTCGAGGAGGAACCCGAAGTGAACGAAACCACCCCCGTCGTGGAGGCCGCAGCAGTGACCCCCACCCAGCCCATCTACGCGATGGCTATGAAGCACACGCCGCTTCCGACCGCCGCTGAATACATCTGCGCCGCTCTCGTCGGTGGCGACCAGTGGAAGGCCATGAGCGCAGCAGTGCGCGCCGCCGCCCCCGATGTGGTCACGGGGGACCTTGACGGACTCCTTCCGACGCCCATTGTGGCACCTGTTTTCGACGGACTTATCGGCCGCAGGCCGATCATTGATGCGTTCGGCGTTCGCACGATGCCGACCTCGGGCAAGGTGTTCATCCGCCCCAGCATCACCACGCACACCAGCGTCAACCAGCAGATGAGCGAACTCACCACGCTGCAGACCGGCACCTTCGTCGTGACCGATAACCCGGTCACCAAGCAGACTTTCGGCGGCACCGTGAACGTCTCCTTGCAGTCGATCGAACTGAGCGACCCGGCGGTCATCAGCCTCATCCTCAACGACATGGCGAAGATTTACGGTCTGCAAACGAACTACGCAGCAGCAACCGACTTCGAGTCGTTCGTCGTCGGTAACTCAAGCAACGTGGTTCCCTTCACGACGACCGACCCGGCCGCATGGGCCTCCGCTGCCTACGATGCTGCATCGCAGATTCTGACCACGGGCGGCGGCAGTCTGCCGACACACATGTTCCTTGACCCGCTGTCGTGGAAGGCACTCGGCGCGCTCAGCGACACCGCTGATCGTCCGCTGTTCCCGCAGGTCGGCCCGATGAACTCGGTCGGTTCGCTCAGCCCCGCCGCGTACGCCGGTACCGCATTCGGCATGCAGGTCGTTGTCGATGTCAACCTTGCTGCGGACACGATCATCTTCGGTGACCTGTCCGGCTTCGAAATCTTCGAGCAGCAGCGCGGCGCGATCAGCGTCGAGACCCCGTCGAACCTCGGCCGCACGCTGTCGTTCTATGGCTACTTCGCCACCCTCGGCCTCGACTCGACGAAGTTCATCTACGTCGGCTGACCCTTCGCCGTCCCCCGGCAACCCCACATCGGAGAGCGTGACAACGTGGCAACCATCAACCTGAACAAGACCATCACCGCCCTGGTGGCTGTTTCTGGAACGTGGACGCTCACGCTCTCCGATGTGGACGGCATCCTCGTCGGCATGCATGTCGACGTGAAGGGCCTCAACACCCCTTCATGGAACCAGACATACCGACAGGTCACAGCAGTCAACACGACGCTGAAGACCATCACCTACACCCATAGCAACACGACGGTCGCCCAACAGACGATCACTGAAGGCATCGTGCACCTCGATGTCGAATGGATTGATGTCACGTTCGTAGCCAACATCCTCGGCTACACCCCGTCCGGTGGCGATCTCACGTTCCTCGAGTATTGCGTGGATGCCGCCAACGACTTCGGATGGCTACGCCGGCAGGAAGCCGGATACGCCGACCAGCCCGGTGTCGCCCCCGGTGGCAACGCCCAGCTCGGCACCGGCCTCTACGCCATGTCCCTCTACCGTGAGCGTGGCAGCGTCGATTCGTTCTCATCGTTCGAGCAGGCCCCCACCCCCGGCACGTTCGGCACGATGGGACAGATCAACAAACTCCTCGGCATCCCGCGAAGCCAAATCGCATGAGCGTCTTCTCTGACGCCATCGCGGCCGTCAGCGCAGCCGTCACCGCCGCCGGATTCCGGCCGGTCACCGACCCGCGCAACGTGTCCGCCCGCTGCGTCTTCATCGAGCTGCCGACGTTCGAGTCATTCACCACCAACGTGGCCGACATCACCATCAGCGTGAAGGTGCTGGCAGCGCCCCCTGGTAACAACGACGCCTTCGACTGGATCATGTCCACCGTCGACACCCTTCTGGCAGCCAATCTGCCGATCATCTCGGGCCGCCCTATCACTTGGCTACTCGGCCAGATGGAATACCCTGCATACGATCTCACCGTGCGAATCGGTGAACGCCGCTACTAGGAGCAACCAATGGCAACCACCACCTTCCTCTCCAACGCCTACCTCACCATCGGTGGCGTCGACCTGTCGGACCAGTGCCGTAGCGTCACCCTGACCGTCGGCAACGACCAACTGGAGTCGACCGCGATGGGCGACACCGGCCACCGCTACACCGGCGGCCTCCAGACCGTCGACGTATCCGTCGAACTGTTCCTCTCGTACGGTGCTGCGGAGGTCGAGGCGACCCTGTTCGGTCTGCTGAACACGGCTGTCACCGTGGTCTGCGCCCCAGTGTCAAACACCCCGTCCGCCACCAACCCCCGCTACACCATCAGCAACGCCTTCTTGGCGAACTTCACCCCGATCAACTCGGCCGTCGGTGAACTCGCCATGATTTCGGTCAGCCTGTCGGGCGGATCAGTCGTCCGCGCCATCATCTAAGGAGCAACCAATGGCAACCACCACCTTCCTCTCGAACGCAACCTTCCTTATCGGCGCAACCGACCTGTCGGATCAGTGCCGTAGCGTCACGCTCACCGTGGGCAACGACCAGTTGGAGAACACGGCAATGGGCGCAACCGGCCACACCTACGTCGGTGGCCTCCAGACCGTCGACGTGTCGGTCGAGATGTTCCTCTCGTACGGCACCGGCGAAGTCGAGGCCACCCTCGCCGCCGCGCAGAACACCGCCGTCACCCTGACGATCAGCCCATCAGGCCCTTCGGAGTCGAGTTCGAACCCGGAGTACACGATCACGAACTGCTACCTCGCCAACTTCACGCCCATCGCAAGTGTCACGGGTGAGCTCGGGATGGTCACGGCGAATTTCGTCGGCGGACAATTCGCACGCGACATCACCCCGTAAGCCCTTCAAGCCCCGACAGGATCAAACATGGCTTTCTTGGGAACCTTCACAAACGGACAGGTACTCACCTCGTTAGAGATGAACCAACTGAACGGCGCCACCTTCCTCAGTTCGGCAACCATTCAAGCGGTCGGCACCGGCGCCAACGTGACGATGACGTTCGCCGCCGGTGATGTCGTTATCAACCCGGGCGGATGGTTCGTCGACGCGACCGACCGCATCACTCCCACGGTGGCCGGTGTGTACGTCGTCGGGTCGACTGTCAACCTGTCAGCCAACGCCGGCGCAATCTCGTACCTGACAACGCTCAAGAACGGCGCCACGATCGTGTCGAAGAACACCTCGAACCTTGCTACGGCCGGGGCGAACTCGTCGCACAGTACGTTCGGCCTCGTCAGCATGAACGGCTCAACCGACTATCTGAACGCAGTCGTGTTCCAGTCGTCCGGTGGTTCGATCAACATGACCAGCAAGACGTTCTACGCCTACCTGCTGAGGAAGACATGACCGACGAACTCCTCGAGGGCGACCTGCCGTCACCGGACGAGATGGCGACCGCCTACAAGAACAGCCTGCTGCTCATCTGCGACTGGACGCAGCTCCCGGACGTAGACCTCACCGCCGCCCAGGTGGCACAGTGGCGTGTCTACCGGCAAGAGCTGCGTGACCTCAACAAACTGCCGGAATGGCCTGACGTAGTATTCCCCACCCCTCCTACCGACTGAGGAGAACCCCGCCATGATTGGCACCCCAATGAAGATCGTCATGAATGACGGCACCGAACACCTGGTGCCCGTCACCCTCAAAGCCGCATGCGACTTCGAGGACCATTACAAGATCGGCCTGTTGCGGGCGATGACTGAGGAGCAGAAACTGTCCCAGATCGCCTACCTCGGGTACTGCGCCCTCAAGTCGTCCGGTGCCGTGGTCAAACTGTTCCCCGGTTGGATCGAGCAGGTGCAAGAGGTGTCGTTCCAGTTCGAGAAGGCGGACGACACGCCGGGAAAAGAGCTCACGCCCTGACAGGTTCGGTCACCGATGCCATTGCGGCATTGGCGATCGAGACGGGTATCAGCCCGGTTGACCTGTTGGCAACCCCTCCCGAAATCTGGGAGGCCATGATGCGATACTTGGACAAGCGCGCGAAGGATCGCGAGCAAGCCCGCCGGAGGTGACCGTGGCAGTCGAAGACAAGTCCGTCCAAGTAGAAGGACTGAACCAGTTGCTGCGCGCGTTAGAGCAACTGGACGACCTCGCCAAGGACGACCTCAAGTCGCTCGGCCTACGAGCTGCGGAACCTGTCCTGACTGCTGCGCGTGAAACCGTGCCAGTCCTGACCGGCGCCCTCTCCTCGAGCATCCGGTCGGTCAGATCTGCCCGTGGCGTCAAAGTCCGGGCCGGTAGTTCACGCGTCCCCTATGCAAAGGTCATTCACTTCGGATGGGCCCGCCGCAACATCAAACCCAACAAGTTCCTGTTTCGTGCCGTCGACCGTTCAGTCGACGAGGTGACCACGATCTACGAAACAGGCGTAATTGAAATCTGGAACAGGAACATCTGATGGCCGCCCAGTCCGCATCCCTCACGATCAATGTCATCGCCAACGCTGCGAAAGCGAAGGCCGGATTCAAAGAAGCAGAGAAATCTGCGCTCAGTCTGAAAGGCCAGTTTGATGACCTGAGGACGAAAATGATGGGCAAGGCCGGTGTGGCGATGGGGCTGAGCGCATTGGGTGCGTTCGCTTTCGATGCTGTCGGCAAGTTCACCGCCCTCGCGAAATCGGCCGGCGACCTCGGCAAGGCGACCGGCCTGTCGACTGAGGAAGCCTCGAGGTGGATTGCCGTCGCCGACGACTTCGGTCTGGCAGCTGGCGACATTCAGACCGTGTTCAAACAGTTGAACAAGGACATCGACAACGTCAAGTGGGCGAAGTATGGGATTGCGGTCAAGGATGCTGGCGGCAAGGCACGTAAATCGAACGATATATTCCTCGACACCTTGGACGTTCTGAACGCCATCAAGGACCCGACGCAACGTGCCCGTGTCGGTACCGAACTGCTCGGCAAAGCGTGGGGAGGCTTGGCCCCCCTGGTGGGCGAGTCCCGCCAAGAGTACGAACGAATGCTGGCCTCCGTGTCAGACGGTCAAGTAATCACCCAGCAGGAATATGAGAAGGCTGAACGGATGCGCCTCGCGCAGGACGCCCTGTCTGACGCTTGGGGCGACCTGCAACTGGCCGTCGGTGAAGCAGTCGCCAACATGTCACCCGTCCTCGACGGGTTCGCAGTGAGTCTTGGAGTCGTGGCTAAGGCGATGGGCATCATCTTCGGTGGTGACGCCGCGAGCATCGGTGAAGAACTGTCGGAATCGGCGAAGCGGATGGCCGCCAACTCGGACAACGTGTTCGAGATGGCTACAGCGTTTGATTCGCTCGCAGTCGCTTCGCTGAACGGCCGGTCGTCGTGGGGGAAAGCGGTGGAGGGCATGGACCGGCTCACCCTTGGCATCACCACCATGGGCGACTCGCAGAATGACGTGGACCGCACCGCCGCCGCCCTCAAGTCGTTCAACGCAATCCTTGCCGACAACCCGAAGAACGCACTCGCAACCGCGAAGGCCCTCAAAGAGGTTGCCATTGCCGCCAATGATCCGAACTCGCCGAAGTGGATGCGAGAAATGGACGACGCATGGAACCTGAACGAGGAAACCATCGACGGCTGGATTGGCACCGCCCAGGGCGCCATCACTGAGGAGGAGGAACTCAACCGCCTCATCGCCATCCAAAACGATCTTGTCGACGGCCTAACGGAGGCATGGGAGGACTACCTCGGCCTCCTCGACATCGAGTCCGTCGCCGACGACGCCCAACAGTCACTGCTGGAACTCGCCTACGCGATCGACGATCCGACGACCGCAACCGACGAGTTCGCTGAGGCACAAAAGCAGGCCGCTGAGGATGTCGCCCAGTTCATCAAACAGGCTGAGAACCTGCCCAAGGACATCCAACTGGAGATGCTGGCCGACTTGCAATCGGGTGACCTTGCCGCCGTCTACAAGCAGATCCAAGACTGGAAGGACACCAACCCTGACCTGTTCCGTCTCAACCTGAGACTGAACACCGCCACCGCTTTCCAGTCGGTGCGAGACAATCCGATGTCGAGAGGGCCGATCCCCTTCCCGTCCTCGGCGCTTCCGGCCGGTGCGTTCACCTCGAGCGGCACCAGCAACCCGAACATGAACGTCACCGTCAACATGCCTGCCGGTGCGAACGGTGCGGAGGTGGTGCGTGCGCTCCAAACGGAGGCCCGCCGCATCGGCCAACTTCTCATCCCCGTCTCCGGTAAAACTCAAATCTGATGGCCGTCACCCTTACTTGGAAAGTCGAGTTTGGTTACCCAGGCGTAGCCCTCACCAACTTGACCAGTCGTGTCGCAGGCCTTGACATCGACCAGCAGATCGCTCTGAACAGCATCGGGAACTTCAATGCCAGAGTCACTTTCAACAACTTCGACGGCGCCCTAACCCCCGGCGGCGGCGGCACCTACGGCACGACCGACTGGTTTGAGCAGATCATCTCCATCACGGCAGTCACAACCGACGGCGCCACCACCCAAAACGACCTGTGCATGTACGGCATGATTACCGACTTCCAACTGTTCGACGACGGCGAAACGTCGACAGTGACGATGGAAGTCACCGACTTTTGGACGATCGCAGGACGAACCAAAAAGGCAACAGTTGCCACCCTTGTCGACCAAGGCGCCCGCACCTACCTCGAGAGTGTCGTGACGGCAGCCCAGTTCGGGACATCGTTCCCCATCTTCGGTTACAGCGCGTACACGATCGAGATCACCGACCTTGGCACACAGTTCAGCCGCAACATCCAATCAACCGTGACCGCACCAGAACTGACCTACGCCGACCTGCTCAACCAGCTCGTGTTGCCATCACAAAACGGATTCATGTGGCCTGACAGTGCCTACGCCCCGTCGGTCGACCTGATTGTCACCGCCTACTGGATTGGCGCAGGCATGACAAAGGACGCCCCACGCACAACCTTTGTGTTCGATCCCCCGTCAGCGATCACCGGCACCGACCTGCCGATCACGTTCATAGAGCAGGGCTACAACATCGGCGAAACAATCAACACCGCCAACATGACCTCGCTAGACCAACCTTTCGGCCCGCTCAACCTGAACTCGACAAACACCGCAGCAGCAGCCGCATACGGATCGCGTGCAGTCACGTACGGCCAATCTGTTGCGCTTGCAGGCAATGTCGTAGGCCTGATAGAAGAACTCACCAACCGATTCGCCACCCCGACCTTCGGGCCGCTGTCCATCACCACGACCGCCAGTGCAATCAAGTCTTACTGCGCTAACGCTGCCTACGCCCAAGTCGGCACCCTGCTGAACATCAGTTCATTCGCAGATCAAGCCGTCGTAACGTGGACTGGCGCCGGGGCGGTATCGCAAACCGCCAAATGCATCATCCTTGGCAAGCGAATCCGCGCCACACCGAACGACACAGAGATCATCCTGACCCTCGACAAGTGGGCTGACTACCATTCGTTTATCCTCGACACCGACCGCCTCGACGTAGACCGCATCGCATAGGAGCCCCAGTGAAGATCAGCAATCCCACCAAAGCAGGACTGGCCGCCATGGCGATGGTCATGCTGACCGTCCTGATGTCCACCAAAGCGATCGCCGCTGAAGCCGGGACCGGCCTCCTGGGCAGCATTGTCGGCTACATCATCGGCAACGGCGTCGGGTCGAAGCAGGGCATCCCCGCCGACCGGCTCATCGAAATGGCTGCCGAATGACGGTAGCCACCAAGTTCCTGTCATGGCAGAACGGCCGCCAGCCCGGCACCCCGTACACGTACTGCTCACCGTCCCTCAAGAAGATCGCCGACTACTGCATCGACCGTTGGAAGTTGACGAACCTCGGCTGCTACGGCAAGCGCCCCATCCGGGGTGGCACCTCATGGTCAAGCCATGCGTTCGGCGCGGCCATCGACCTCGGCTACACCGACCGCACCGTCCTCGAGCGTGAAATCCTGCCGTTCCTGATTGCCAACTCGGAGCAGCTCGGCATCCAACGCATTCACGACTACATCGAAAAGCGGTACTGGCAGGCCGGTAAAGGATGGATTCTTCGCCCGCCGGGTAACAGCATCGGCGCATGGATTCACATCGAGACGTACTGGGCGAACTGGGACGACGGCCGCACCGTCGGCGAACGCGTCGACTCCGTACCGGCACCCGACACCCCGCCACCGCCATACCCGGGTAAGCCGCTCAAGGAAGGCGCCACCGGCCCGAACGTCAAACTGATCCAAGAGGTTGTCGGTGCGAAACAGGACGGCGTCTTCGGGCCGATCACTGAAGGCCGTGTCGTCAACTGGCAGGCCGCCCACGCCCTCGAGCCCGACGGCATCGTGGGAAAACGGACATGGACCGCCATGTTTCCGGCCTGACCGCTTGACATTCTGCGGATAATCAGCGCATACTCCCCGGGCCGCACCTAACAGGGTGCCCGACCCGGCAGGAGAACAATGGACAGCTTTGAACGTGGCGTCGTGCTACGGGCGATTGAGAACCTCATCGCCCTACTCGACCCCGAACTGGTAGAGACCGACTGGCGTTGCACGCACCACGCGCTGCTGACGTTCCGCCCGCACCAATGCCAAGAATGTCGCCTTGACATCCTCGACGCCCGTGCCGACATCCCCCGCAACCGGAAGGGGGAATGATGACTGTCACCGACTACCTCGACGAAACCCACCAGGCGTCAATCATCGCGGTGGAGCGCATCCGCCGCTACACGCAGCAGCTCCGCCTCGAGGCCAGCAAGTGGGAACCACGCCCGATGCCCGCAGGGTTCGGTGTCACATGGAAGTGACCCTCACCCTCGCCGCCATCTTCGGCGCCTTCATGATGACCGTTACGGTGCTCCGATGACCGACACCCAACCGTCCCTGTTCGATGCCGAACTGTGGGCTGAGATCGTGCAACAGCACGTACACACCGTCCCGGCCCCCACCATCCACGACGCCTTCGTAGCGTTCCACGAAGCAAACCCGCACATCTACACCGCCCTCGTCAACCTCGCCCGCGACCTCCGCATCAGAGGCCACTGGCGCATCGGCATCGGCATGCTGTTCGAGGTGCTGCGCTGGCAGACCGCAATGGTCACCACCGACACCGCATTCAAACTCAACAACAACTACCGCTCCCATTACGCCCGATGGATCATGGCCGAAAACCCTGACCTCGACGGCATGTTCGAGCTGCGAGAACTGCGAGACGAACGATGACCAGCCGACTAGAGCAACTCCAGACCGCCCAAGCCGTAGCGAACAGCGCCCTCTACCGCTACCAGGACAACCGGCGCGGTCAAGACACTCAGGTACACCTCGACCTACGCCGGGCGTGCAGCGCGGCCGATGAAGCGTTCCGCGCTTATATGCGTGACCTGCCCGGTGCGATCGCCTACGTGCTGTCATTCTGCGACACGCTCCTCGAGCACGCCGACGACGATGAGGAACTGGGCCGTGTGTTCGGCTCCAAGTGGGCGGAGATCACGGAGCGACTCCGGGCGGTGCCCGAATGACCCCCGATTTCATGCTCGGCCTGCTGGCAGGCATCTTCGTATGTGTCGTCATCGACCTGTTCCTCGAATGGTGGTTCCGCTGATGGCCGTCAACCTCGACAACTACGTCGACGTACCCTCGAGGTTGCGTCTGGCGTTGCAGCAGTTCCCGATGCTGCGGGTGCAAGAGCTGCCCGTCGAACTCGTGGACTGGCCCGGAGGCGCGGTGCTGCTCTGCACCGTGAAGGTGTGGCGTGACCCCGACGACCCCCACCCGGCGATCGCCACCGCGACGGAAGCGATCCCGGGCCGCACCCCGTACACGAAAGGCAGCGAACTGATGAACGGCATGACCTCCGCATTGGGGCGTGCGCTCGGCTACATGGGATTCGGCATCAACCACTCCATCGCCAGTGCAAACGAGGTGCAGGCAGCGCAACACCGCAACGACCCCACAGAGGCCGCTGAGAGGCCCGCAGAGGCCCCGCAACGCCCACAAGTGCGCGACGCCAAGGAACCGCCCTCACCGGCACAACTGGCGAAACTGCGTGCCCTCGGCTACGGAGGCCCGGCCCCGGAAACCAAACTGGCCGCCTCAAGGTTGATCGACTCCATCAGCAGAGCCAACGAGAACAGCGAGGAGGCCCGCCGTGGCTGACGACATCGTGCCTTGGTTGCGCCAGAAGGCTCAGTGGGCTGAAGTAGACAGCGACTTTGCGCTCGGTTTGATCGATCTATGCAAAGAAGCCGCCGACGAGATTGAGCGACTGCGGGCTGCATTGACGCTTGCTGTGGGTGAACTTTCATTGGAGACGAGATACCGCTTTCACTCACCAGACCAAATCTGGGACGAGTTCTACGAGGAGGCCCGCCGTGGCTGACGACATCGTTGACCGCCTCGAGGACACTGCCTACGAGATCGACCTGTGCTGGGAAGCCGCAGCAGAAATCCGCAGCCTCCGCAGAGCACTCAAAGCAGCACACGACTCCATCAGCAGAGCGAACGATGCGCAGTGACATGGTGATCCGACTCCGTTGCCTCGCCACCCATGAGGTACACGCCCGACTCGCCCAGGTGCTACTCGAAGCCGCCGACCGGATCGAGCACCTCGAGGACAAACTGGCCGAACCCCTCACGCTGAACTTCGATGACAACTGAGCACCAGTTCCAATCGGCCGTCATCGACCTTGCGAAGGCGGCCGGTTGGATGGTCTTCCACCCGGTGCCGGCGCAGATACGGCCCGGACGATGGGCAACCAACCAGTCAGGACACGTCGGCTTCCCCGACCTTGTCCTGGCACACCCGCGCCGTGGCCTCATCTTCGCCGAACTGAAGACCGACAAAGGCAAGACCAGCACCGCACAAGACGACTGGCTCAACACCCTCGAACTCGCCGGAGCCGAAGCCCACGTCTGGCGACCGGCCGACTGGCCCGACATCACCACCCGACTGACAGGAACCCACCTATGACACTTCGGCACATCAGCGGCACTGAGGAATACACGCCCAGCAACTACGAACATGAGCGCCCCATTCTCAACATGATGCGACACAACGCCACACGCCTCGACAACCGGCAGTTCTACTTCAC